ATTAGCGCAAAAGGTTCTTCAGCCGTGTTGTAATGAAGGCAATTTATGCCCGCTCTTTTTGTGCTGGAATTAGTAGTGTTATCTGTAAGCAGAAGGTTTTCGTATGTACCAGTAATATTGCCAATACTGCGGATAACTCCGCTGCTATCAATCCGCATCCGCTCCCCAGCGGAATTACCGCCGTCCGGGGTGGTTCGGAAAACTAATGCGCTTGGTTTGTCATTAGTACCGTGCGCTCCATCAGATCGGCACTGAATTGCCGCACAAGTTTGATATGTACCGTTGCTGTCATTTCCTGAGAAAAGGATTTGACCAATAAGTTCATCACTGGTGATTGTAGTATCGTTTTTGGCAAGAACAAATCCTGCTCCACTCGCGTGCACTACCTGAAGAATTGCACTAGCACCTGCGTTTGCTGCACTGTTTGTGCCAACTAAGAGGCGACCCGAGCTGTCAATCCGCATCCGCTCGGTTGTGTTGCCATCGCCCTCTGCAGTAGTGCGAAATGCAAGCGCCCCAGGTATTGAATTTTCAGCAGGCGTACCATCTACTTCGCCAAGAATTTCCGCTGCACGGGACGCTAAGTCAGTCCCATCAGCGCCTTGAAAGAAAATTGAACCGAGTGCATCGTTATCCTGAACAATGTCAAAGTCACCAACGGCATCACCACGCGATCTTGCTAAATAAAATCCTGATCCGTTTGCATTTAAGTTGTTGTTGGAAACGACAAGAATACGAGCTGCCCCACTGCCTGTTCCTTCAAGCTGAATATCAGATTGCGCTAATTCAGTTCTGGCACTGTTAGACCCAACCAGCAGCCTGCCGCTTGAGTCGATGCGAAGTCGCTCCAGAGGGGTTGAGGATTCGGCATTTGTATCTGGAGCCGACAAATAAATCATGTCGCCATGATTATCGAGGCCTTGTGCAGATTGATACAACCAACCACCACCACTAATGCTTGTAGCGGGTGTCGTAAACGTCCCAGAAGTATCAACTTGAAGGTTTGCACCAAAAAGATGGCGCAAATCTGTACCTTCGTCAGGGGTAGAAAGAATAATCCGTGGTCTATTAAGTGCGCGGTTTGCGTTGAAAACAACGTTGCCCGAGCTATCAATCCGCATCCGCTCGGTTGGGTTTTCAGCGCCGTCGGCTGTAGTCCAAAACAGCATTCGCGTTGGGTTATCACCTGCTGCGTGAGTGCCGTCTGCTTCAACCTGAATCAAACCAAGATTTCTATAGGTATTTGACGTAGTGTCGTTACCCATAAATTTGATATAACCCAAGTCATTGCCTTCTGTGACACCGGTGTCGTTGCGGGCAAGAATCAAGCCGCCGCCACCTGTCCAAGCGGCTTGCAGTAGAGCTGTTCCAGTATCTGCAATATCCGTGTTCGTCCCAACCAGCAGCCTGCCGCTTGAGTCGATGCGGGCTTTTTCAGTTGCAGAACCGGCAAGTCCTGTCCCAAATGTCAACCCACCATTGCCATTAGTATCTAGGGTTTGACCTGCAATGTATGAGTGAACCCCAGATTGCGTAGAATCGGAAGTCAAAAATTCAATTCGCCCAGATTCTTGGGTTGCGCTAGAAGACGTATCTAAGTCAACAAACCGCAAGGTGTTGTTGTTGGTGCTTCCGTTGTTATTTCCAGCGACAACTAATTTTGTGTCAACACTCGCCGTGCCCACCCCGACGCGATCATTAGTTGCATCGACGTGCAACACATTGGTGTCAACAGTTAGATTTTGAGCGCCAAAGTCTGCGCTGATCTTCGTACCAGCAATCGCAGCGCTCGCACTGACATGCACGTTGTCGATAGACCCGTCAACGTAATGCTCGGAATCAATTGAGTCGTCAGCGATCTTGCTTCCGTTAATCGCATCCGCACCAATGGCATCAGCAGTCAGTGCGGTGCCGTTCCACACGCCGGTTGTAATCGTCCCAACGCTGGTCAGGCTGGAATTGGTAACGCCAGCGCCAAGTTCAGTCGCACTTAAAACAGCACTGCCAGCAATCTTGTAGGTTTTACCGCTAGCAAGGTCAACGTTTTCGCTGCTAGTCCAGCTGTCGGTGCTATCGACCCAGTTGATCGTCTTATCAGTGGCGCCCTTCAGCGTGATGCCGCCACCGTCAGCCGTTGTGTCACTAGGCGTATCAACCACGCCCAGCTCAATATTTTTGTCTTCAACAGTCAGCGTGGTGCTGTCAATGGTCGTCGTAGTGCCATTGACGGTTAGCGACCCAGAAATGGTCACATCACCGTTGTCATCAATCAGGATGCGCTCGACGCCACCAGTTGCAAACGCCAGCTGATCTGACGCATTCCGGTACATCCCGGTATCTTCGTCAACCGCAAACGCAACGCCAGGAAGAGCCGCCGTACCAGCAAAGGCACTCTTCATCAGGTTGCCGATACTGACCTTTTTGGTCTCGTCCTCGGCTACATCGACGATGGGCAGAACATCAGTGCTGTTCGGATCTGCAAAGTTGTTGAGATCCGTGATCTTGATGTTGGCCATCGAAGCTGCTCCAGTACTGGAATCTTAGTTGTGGCTTAGGTCTTGATACAAGCCAGCAATGCCACGTTTCGGGGACGGTTTTCTGTGCCGCTGTTGTTGTTGATCGAGATGCCCGTGGTGGCGGTGCTAGTTGTCCTGTCGCTGGCAGAACCACCAGCGGGAACGGGACCACCGCCTGCGGCTGAGTTGTCGTTAGACCCTTGGACATTGCTAACGGTGTGATTGTGACCTGGGTCGTTGATCCCGTGATTGTGCGGTCCAATCATCTCCGACTGAGATGACCCCATCGAGCGACCACTATCGATCCCACGGCCGTCATCAAAACCACGGATAAATTCGCCCCGCAGGTCAGGGACGTTAAACGTGGTCGATCCATCACCGCCGCCATACAGTGTGCCAATGGCAGCAAACAACGTGGCGTAAGTGGTGCGGCTAACTGCAGCACCGTTTGCTTTCAAATAACCAGTCGGTGCAGTCGTCCGAGCCGAGTAAATGATCGTTCCAGCAGGAGTCAGATCCGTTGCTGATGGAATGCCTGCAATCTCGTCGTCAACGTATTTCTTGGTCGCTGCATGAAGATTCGCTGTTGGGGCTGCATCTAAGGTCAGCGTCCCAGTCATCGTCCCACCGGCAAGCGGCAGGTAAGTAGCCGAAGCGGTGGTAATCCGCAGATACCGTGCATCGCCATCGGCTTGGGTGATTCCAAGCGGGTCAACGCGGACAAAACTGGTGCCGTCGTAGACCTTCAGCTCATCAGGGGTCTGACTGGTATCAAGCCACAGCTGTCCCAGCACAGGGCTGCTCGGTGCCGTACCACTTGGATTAGTAATAACTGCCGAGCTAGGCAGGAAGCTAACCAGCGAAAAACTGGCGCCGTTATAGATCTTCAGCTCAGGCGGGTTGTTGGACGTATCGACCCACAGCTGACCGTTGGCTGGTGATGTTGGAACGTCTGACCCTCGCGTGGTTCCAAACTGGACCATCTCCAAGCCCAAGTTTTCTGCCGTGATCCGCTTGGTCTCGGTATCACTAACGTCAACAAAGACCAGCAGGTCATTTTCGACCAGAGTCTCTGATGCTGTTAGCTGAGATATGCGACGGTCAGCCATCAGTAGCCAATCACTGTGATGTCAACCAGACCGGTTACACCAGATCCGCTGGCATCGAGACAACTTATCGTAACTGAGGTCGTGGATTTAGCCGTGACCACAGCAGTCACCGCAGTTGAACCACCTGTTTGAAGCGCAGTAATCTGCACGCTTTCAACACTGCGGAAGGTCTTGTCCAAGCTGACCTCCGTTCCAGCGCTGCTGATCGAAACGTCGTTCTGTTTCTCGATCACATCGGGGTAGTCCAGCTGGGCGGTCAGCGCAGTGATGTTGCCGGCGGTGATGCCATCAGGTGACTTGAAGGTGGTCTCTACGCGGTACACGTCACCAAGCAGTCTTTCGTATGGGGCGTAAGGGTGAACAATGCCACCCTCTGCCAACTCGGTGTCGCTGTAGAACCGCTGTTCAGCCAAGATGCCAAACGCTGCGCCCCGAACTGCATACGTTCCAGTGGCAGTGCCGCTAAGCGTGATAGCGGTGCCGCCTTGTGTGGCAGCAACTCGGAAGACCGTGGTGGTCAGGTCAGTTGAGACAACGTGGTAGGTCGTACCAGTTGAAATGCCAGTTGGCAGGCTGCCGCTCACCTCAACAAACTCCAACGTGTCGTTGACTTCAAGCAGGTGCGGAATGGTGGTGCTGTTCCGCTGAAGCTGGAAGCTGCTAGTGCCAACGTCGATCACCACAGGAGTGTCCTCCTGCAGCAACTTGTCATCGTCGTTGGTGCCGTCAGGATCCTGCACCAGCACGGTGTCCGCACCAGTCAAAGCAACCAATTTGTGCTGGTACGTTGCCGTTGCAGTGGTGCTCAGTAGCAGGTTGCTTTCGGCTTCGTTGTTGTCGAAGTTCCAGGTGAAAATGCTGTCCCGACCTGCGTCGGTTTGAACTAGATCGCCGCTGCCATCGACTTCGCAGTTGATGTAGTTGCCGACCCAGCCGCCGTCGCCTTGAGTTCTGGCATTGATCGTTGCAACCGCGTTGCTGATCGGTGGGGCGCCGATGTTGACCAACACAAAAGCAGGAAGGTCAGAGCGCCAGTTGGTCGCATCAACCGACTTGACCATCACCACCCAGGTGTCGGCATCAAACAAGCTGGTCTCAAACCATTGCTGATTTGCGTTCAAGCCGCCGGATGCCAGTTCAAGTCCAGCGCCCCAGCTGGCAGACAAGTTCAGACGAGTGGCAAGCGCTGCCGGACCTGAAACGCGATAGTTGCCGGTCGCCGTACCAGTGAAGTTAATCGCGGCGCCGCCTGCGGTTGCTGCAACCTTGAACTCAACGCTGTTGAATCCGTCAGCTGCGACGAAATAGGTGGTACCAGCTGTGATGCCCGTGGGCAGCGTTCCACTGTCAGCAGCAAAGACGATTTCTTGTCCAACTGTCAGCAGGTGTTGGTTGGTCTTGATGCCGATAACCGTTGAAGTTTTGACCGTGATGATGTCGGTGTCAACGTCAAACTCGACGATGTTGTTGGCAAGTTGACCGCGCTTAAAGCGGACTTCATAGCCAACAATGTCGCTGACAACTTTTTGATCCCAGCTGCCGTATTCACTCAGCGGCAGTTGCCAACTAAAGCGCTTGCCTGCACGGTTGGCGCTTTCAACGACGCTGAAATTGTTGGGTGCAGGAGGTGCAATCTCGCCACGCTCCACCACGTCGTAGATGTAATCGTCAGGTTGCTCACCAAAAATTGCACTGGTGAAGCTGACTCGGATGTCGTAGGTATCCGGCGCGTGGAACGCAATCGTGTAATAACCCGTTAGCGGGATGTCAGCCAGGAAGTAATACCCGTCATTGCCGGGAGTTTTGACGCCAGGAATTTCACCGCCTTTCAGGTTGCGAGGCTTAGCCCAGCATCTGAAACCGGTTATGCGCGGCAGGATCGGACACGTCCCAGGATCAACAATCAGCAGTTGGGTGCCATCAGGCTGGTTGGCGTGGGTAACCGTGGCGTTGAACTCAGCAGCGCTCAGATCTGGGATTGGGTCAAAGGCGGAAACGCTGACGGCTGAAAACTCGCTTTGACGGCTCAGGCGGTCAAACGTCGCAGCCCGGAACTCGTAGGTGTCGCCAAAGACGTGATCCGGCAGGCTGACCGTGGCGTTAGTGACTGAGGTGATTTCGACTTCGTTCCACTGAGCAGCTCCGGTCTGGCGCCACTGGTATCGATAACCCCGAATCAGTACGTCGTCTGAACCGTTGCGTTGGGGTGCTTCCCAATCAGCACTGATCTGGGTGCGACCATTGTTATAAACCAGCTTGGCGGTCAGCTCAACAACAGCCTGCGGTGCCTCAAGCTTGAAACGATCCTTGGGAATCGCAATCGGCAGGTCGTTATCGACGTAATCAAACTTGCTTGCGTTGTACTGAACAGCCTCAACTTGGAACACCAGCGGTTCCACTTCGCTGATGGCAACGATCTTATAGAGCGCAGCCTGCATGTCAGACCACTCAAGAACCCAAAGCGCATTGGCTTGGGTGTCGATGATGCCGTCAACTTCTGCGGTTGTCGTTCCAAGCGAATCAAGCGCGACCAAACCGCCCAAGCTGTCGCCTGCTTGAGTGATTAACTCGTCTGCCAAATCTTGACTGGCAAAAACTCGAAACTCAGGATTGCTGAAATCCTGGCTTGAACTGACAAGGTTGTGAACGCTGAGCTTGGGGCGCTTGGTGATTGATCCGTCAGGGTTGGTGACGGTCTCGCCGTCAGGCACAACCAACGTCAGCGTGTAATCGATCGCAGGATTCAGGCTCAACACTGCATCGAGCTTGATGTTGTTGCCGCTGATTTCTTTAATTCGACCGCCCAGGCGCTGCCCCTGCTTCAGTGGGTCGGCAATCTGAATGATCTCGCCAACACCAGCCGCTAGGCCCTCAGCACCAATGCGGAAGCTGACTTTTTCGGTCAGGTAGCGGTTAGAAAAGAGGGTGTGTTTCGCTGCCCGCAGTGCCTGGCCGCGAGAGGTGACGCCAAGTAGGCGAAGGTCGATCGGGTTGTATCCAAAGGTCTCCAGCAGGGCGTCATCCTGCTGATACTCAGTGACGCTGGAGTACGCCTGGTTGGGATCGTCCCAGTTGGCCAGAACAACCGACTTACGAGCGCCGCGTGCTGTACCGCTATAGGTAAAACAAGGCGCGGTAACTTGACCGGAGTCGTCAACTTCTTGGATAACGTTAGATTCACTAAATTGCTGAACCGGAACTTGCTCACGATCCTGCGTAAGGAACAATTTCCCTTGGCTGTAATAAATCAAGCCCCGGAAACACGAAGCAAGACCGTTCAGCACCTCATAAACGCTGCCTGCGTTTTGTAGATACACATTGCAGGTAAAACGTGGTTCCGTTCCACCGTTGCCGTCAGGGACTAACTCGTCGCAATACTGGCTGACTGTGTATAAATACCAGGGGTCAATCGAGATATTGGAGACATAACGCGCTACCCCAAAGCGGTCGTTGACCACAATGTCACGGAAGATCCAGGCAGGGTTATCGGTCCAAGCAGTTGTAAAGGTCCCGTCCCAAATGCCCGTATAGACGCGGGTTGTGGGGTTGTAGTTGGTTGGGATTTGAACGCGTTTGCCGCGCAGTCTGACCGCAACGTTGGGGATGCTATTGAACTGACGAGCGTCAACTTTTAGCGCCAGCAAAGCAGTGTTGGGGTAGGCAAACTTCTCGTCAATGATTTCGACAAGCGACTGCCACCGCGTTTGATTTGCGACGAATCCACTGCTGTCGTCGCCCGTCAGACGAGTCAGGCGAATCGTCCAAGGTCCAGTGCCATCTAAGTCAAACTCATACGCACGCTGGAATTGACTGTTTGATTTGCCGCTAACAGTTGGCGAATCAATTTCGACGTATGAGCCGCCGTTGGCGGAAACTTCAATCCTGAAGCTGACGCTAGTACCAGTTACATCGCCGTTATCCCTGTTTTGCGCCTGCAGTGCAGGGAAACTCATGATAATTCGGCACCGCTCCACATCGGTGTCGGTAATCGTGCGGGTAAGCGCTCCAGCAGCAACAGTCAGATTGGTATTTACGCCAACGACGTTTTCAGTTGTGCTAAACCCGGTGATCGGTGTCTGGGTTTCATCCGTCCCAGTACGGTGGTCGATCGTGTAGCCCTGAAAGTTATAAGTATCGTCCTCGTTTTGGATCGGCGTTGAATCCAGAAACGTGTCCTTTGTGATGCTGTTAGGGAAACCCTCGATTTCGCCCTCGCTCAGTGCATAAACCGTCTTGGCAAATGCAACCGAAAACAGGTTGTTTGCCGCGACAGTTGGCTGCCTAGCTGTAGGTACGACAGTGACGTTCTGTTGAACGGTCTGTTGAACAACTTGTTGACCGCCACCGCCGCCACCAGCACCGCTGATTTCAGGCAACTCTTGAAAGTCTTCCATCAGAGGCTGTTCTGCAGTTCCAGACCGAAGCTCAGGATCGGAGTCGATCCAATAATGCGCTCACCGTAGAGCACTGGAACGACTTCGCCTTGCTGAGTATTGGCATTGGACTTGTCGAACGTAAAAGAATTTTTTTGCTCTTCACGATTGCGGCCACTTGTCGCACCAGTGCCATAGCTGCCACCGCCTGCAACGTTTGGCATTTTGGGGGTTGGTGTCAAAAGATCTGCAACGCCAAGCGTGATCAAACCTGCACCAGTGACCAATGCAGCCACACTTCCTGCAGCGGCAAAGCTTCCAACGCCATAGCTACCTAAAACACCAGCCCAGGCGCCAGCACCAAAACTGACAAAAGAAAGAGCAACTAAGGCAACGCCTGCAACGATCTTGCCAACGCCACCTCTACCGACAGGCTGGGGGGCCAAGATAAAACGCTTGCTCATCGGCCAAAACAACTGCTCTTCATCTAGTCCGTCCGGGTGCTCAGTAATTGCACGCCAACAAATACCGTTCTCCTCTGATTCCAAAAGATATTGACGTAGTGCAGGCATTTGTACGCACAATGCCCGTACGGCTTCAGCGGGAGTTTTTACTGCAAGTTCAAAACGGCGCCCAAAACGACGACCTGCTTCGCCAAGCAATCGGATCGTCACCATCAGCCTGCTCTCCGCACAACCATGTATGTATTCTCGCGGAAATATCCGCTATAGGAAGTTGTGCCGGACAATCTTCCTACTAAGTGTTGATACAGCTTGTTGGCAGCTGGGTCTTCAACAACTGCCACATGATTGCAAGCGGCCTGATTCCGAATCCTGAAAAGAATCACATCGCCGCGCATTAGATCTGTCCCAGCAGGCAACTTGAGAAAACCCTCAGCGGCAAAATTGTCCTCAAAAAAAGTAAAACTTGGCTTCGACCATTCGCCCTCGTATCGACGAGGATAGTCGCCCATCTCAACGCCCATCTGCTGTTTGTACCAGTCCCGCACGGCGGAATAGCAGTCATAGACGCCGTAGTTCCATGGGCGTCCCAATAACCCTGCATCCTGGGATGGATCGAGCCAAAACGCTTCACTGCCGCCGCAGTTCCAAACTGCATAAGGCATGTTCAACGCTTTGCACGCCTTGATGTCAGCCGGGCTGAAACCGCTGTACTTGGCGTGGCTGTGCCAGCAAGCTTTGGCGTCGTCGATGTAATCAGCGGTGTCCTGAGCGCTCATCACAAACGTGTCAGGCTCGTCGCTGATGTTGCGGCACTCCACCACAGTGCCATCAATCAAGATGAACCCGCATGTTTCTTTCGGGTATGCGCGTTCTGCAAAAGTGCGCATTGCCAGCCGCTGCTCAGCGGTAAGCGGGTTTTGCCACTGAGACAACATTAGCCTTGAGAATCAACGAGACCAGGGAAGCCGCCAAAAGGCAGGCGATCACCAGACCCAAAACGCAGTTGGCAGCTGCTTAGGCGTTTGCCGCAGACATCATCAGCGACATCCGTAACTGAATCGTCGTTTGCATCAAAGTAATCAGTGCCGTCGTAATGGCAGCCAATATCACCCTTGTAAATCCACTGGCATTGCTCGCGCAGTAGACGGCGACCGGGCAAACTGCGGCCTTCAAGGTCAAAAGGCACCGCTAGCTGGAACGTTACGGCCAGTTTGTTTTCGCTGGACTTCTGCTCAACAACCCACTCGTCTGGCCCCCAGTAGGCATCGGGATCCGCACCCGGAGTGCCGTCCAAATACGTCGTCAACGTGCGAATTCGGCTGACCTTTGCTCCAACTAAATCGCTGTACGTATTCGTCAGCGCTGTTATCGCCAAGCCAACATTGGCAAAAACAATATTGGGCCGCTCAAGTTTGCCGCTGGTGTTTAGCTCAAAACCGTTTGCCTGCATCGGCACTGCGGTGTAGGTGTTGCTGTCGTAGGTGATGTCGTCACCGTCAGTATCCGACCAGTTGCAAAAACGATAAATCGATTGATCAGTCGAGCCAGCAGGCAGCAACGTGGAAATATCCAGAGTGAAGAGGTCAATGACCTCTGGCATCTGGGTTTTAAAAGTTTCAGCAACAGGCGGAGTTTGCGTCATACGTAAACCCTCCTTAACTCAAACTCCAGAGTTGAATAAACAGGACTTATTGGTGTAATGGTCCAACCGTTTGTCAACAAAAAGTCTCTAGCACTCAAGGTCAAGGTAACCTCTACAACAGTGCCATTGGCTATATCAACAGAAGTCAGCAATCCAGTTGCTAGGTTTGCTGTGTAATTGGTTGGGCGAGTGTAGCCATCAAGCGACAGCGTACTGATGTCCGTGTAGCCAAGATCAAGCTGGCCACTTGCAAAAGGCCTCGAAAAAGTTTTGGTGTTAAACGGTGGCGTCCATTCAATCGCAGTGCCTTTTAACGAAAGCAAATAGCTTTCAAGTGAATAAATTTCTTCATTGGTCAACGGAATTGTTTTACAACGCCAAGCTTCTTGCTGAGAATTCAAACCATCAGTCAACACTTGGGCGTAACCATCGCCAAACGATGCGACCTGTGTTCTGTGATTGCGTTTGACGCTTGAAACCAGGTCAAGCTTGATGTCGTTGAAATTGACGTAGGTCATCGCAGAAGGCCTCCGCTGCGGCGCTCATTGACCAAGCTCGACATCACAATACCTTGCACTTGATTCGCAATCTGCTTTTGAGCTTCAGGCGACAATCTGTCACCGGTATTCTGCACGGTGATATTGACGGAATCTACCTTGACCCTGTTTCCGCCGCCCTTCATGCTGACAGGAATGCTGCGGCCGTCAGGCAAGGGTACGTAAGCCTCAGGTGTGCTTCCTTCGCCAAACATGGCCAGCTGAGGGCTGTTGGCAATGCCACCACGTGCATATTTGCGAAGAGGCACTGGACCCTTTCCGCTCATTACGCCGCCGTCTGCAAAGAGCGCCGGGAAAAGACCCTTAGCAAGGCCCTGCATGCCAAAACTAATTAAAAGTCTTCCCACTTGCTTGAGGATGTCACCAAGCAACTCTCGGAAAGACTTGGCACGATCAAATACGTTGACCAATGCATTGGCCATGCCATCGGCAAAAGTCAAAACGATGTTCTGGCCAAGCCTTTGGGTTTCAGTTAGCTCCTTGTTTGTTTCTTTTTGTTTTTTTGATAGTTGCGCCGCTTCACGCTTCTCTTGTTTGCGCAAACGCAAAATCTTATCTCGCAAAGTTTCTTCAGCCTTCAGCGTGTCAATTTTTGCCGTATTAAAATCAATTTCTTTTGCGTTAAAACGTTCGGTGTTTTGTTGCACCGTAGTTTCGTAATCAATAAGTGCAACTGCTAAATTATTGCGATCTTGCGCCGCTTGATTTCTACGCTCTGCCAAAGCAAGCATCTCTTCGCTTGCAGTGCGCATTTTTTTCTTCTTGCCTTCCTCGTCATCTTCGCCGCCAGTTGGCAAAGGTTTGTCGCCAAGTCCGGTTCCAAATTTAAAATCAAAACCTTGACCAAACAAATCTTCAGGCGTGAACTTGTCTTCGCCTGCACCAAAGGCACCAAAAATTGCCTTTCTCAATTGATTGGCCAATGCAACGCCGGGGTTGTATTGCATCAAGTCGTATAAACGCTTGATCATTCGAGCAAACGCTCCGCCTATTTTTGAAAAAACAATGGCAATATTTCTACCGACATTTACCCAGCTTGTGACGTATTCCTTGACTAAGCGATCATTGCGCTTTAACCAGTTAAGCGTGTCAGTTGTATTGTCCTGAAGAAACGCGCCAACCTTTTGAAAAAAGCCGCCGTAACTAACAGTTGCTGCAGTCAGAGCAACTTGTAAACGTTTGCCAGCATTCTCAGGCGCTGTTGCAAGCTGCTCAACACTGACTGCATATCGATCTGATAACTCTTCAGCAAAAGTCAGAAAATCTTGCAGGCTTACTTTGCCGTCTTCTAGTGCCTTATCAAGTTGTGCCGGTGTCTTACCAATTGATTGGGCAAAAATTGTGAATGCACCCGGCAGTCGCTCACCGATCTGTTGACGAAGTTCTTCGGCGCTTACTTTGCCTTTCGAGAAAACCTGGCTAGTTGCGACTAGGGCCGAGTTAAGGTCTTCAGCGCTACCACCAGTTGCAATAATTGCAGCCGAGATACCGTTAAAAACTTTTGTCGTGTCTTCAGTGGTAAGACCGGCACCACGCACACTGGCTTTCAACCTTGTGTATTGCTTAGTCGCCTGATCAAGCGGAAGAAGAAATGTTTTTTGTGCCGCTGCAACTGCATCAGTGCTTTTTTTGTAATCGTCAAGATCGTCGCTGACTCCAGCTAATGCAATCTGAAAACGTTTAATGTCAGCCACTTGTTCGGCTGCTTGGCTAGCGAATTGCCTTAAAGGCGAGACAACTGTGCTGCCAATAGCCGCACCTGCCAATGGACTGCCAAACGCAGCACCAACACCTGCACCTATAAGCGCTTCTGGGCCAAGCAAACCTGCAGAACCAATGGCGGCTAATGCACCACCGGCCCCTCCAGTCCGACGGCGGCCCTGGGCCTTTGCAGCCTGACGCTCAAAACGTTGAGCCTCTTGAGTTGCTTCCCTAAATTCCTTGCTTGTTGCATCAACGCTGTTTGCTAGCTCACGCCATGCACGGCTGTAATCATTTAGAGCGTTGATGCTTTTGTTTTTTATATCTCTATCGTTTTGACGCAGGGTATTGGCAAGATCTTTAAACTTTTTATTTGATACAACAGAACGCGACGCAACATCATTCAGCTTGCTGCTCAGCTGAGTAAGCGCAACATCACCTTCTTTTTTGATCCTCAGCCTGATCTCAGAAGTGATGCTCATTTGCGTTCCGCGTTGAGGACCGACAGCGCCGTTGTTTCCATCACCTGTACGCCTTCGAATAAAGCGACAGGATCCTTGACTGAATACAGCTTACAGAGCCATTCAAGACTCGGGTAGTTCAAGCCCGTAAGCCCGGCCATGCTCGTATGCCACTGAGTCGACATACGGATAAACATCAAAACTATTTCCCAATTCTCCTCCCATACTTCACAATTCTGCTCAACAGCCTCCAGACGGGCTGCAGCAATCTGCTCTTCGCTTGCACCAAGCGCTTTGAGATCAGCCTCTCTCTCGTCAACAACGCCGCCTTTGGCCCAATACCTAGCGGCGTCTTTTAGTTTTTTGCGGCAGCTCCAGTGACGCTGTTTGCGTATGCCTCGATCAAGCCACGCAACACATAGGGGTCATCACAAAGCTGCTTTTTGTTGCGCTCAGTAAATGGAACAGGCTTGCCATCCTCATCGTTGATGCCATCCCACCCAAGCAAAATCTCGCCAACAAGGGCATCATCACCCTTATCGACGAGATCATTAAAACTTGAGCGGCTGATCTTCTTAAAGACTGCTTCAAACGCCTGGGTTTCAAACCGGTTGCCGTCAACAGGGACTTCAACCTTGACTTCCCACTTGTAGGAAGCAGTCTTCTTGAGGACGAATGCCACGCAGAATCAGGTGAAAGCTAGCGACAGCTCGTCGTTGCCACTGGTGCTGGGCAGAGCCAGATAGGGCATGGACAGCGAGACGACGCCGTTGGTATCACCGTAGGATACTCCAGTAACATCAGTTTGCGCTGCGGTGAGCGTAACGATGTTGCCTGCACTTGCTCCTAACACAAGGCTGGACGAAGCCGTAGCCACGCCTACAGCGTCAGCAAAGAAGTCAGTGGTGCCAACAGCAGGCGCTTCAATCACCGCAGTGCCACCAGGGGCGCGGTTGGTGATCAACACTTCCTTGCTGGAAGCCGTCTCCTTGTAGATCAGCTCGTTATTTAGAGCAAGATCAAACGACTCAATGCGCTGACTTGTCTCACCAAAGAAAGTGGACGTGGTCATGTTGGTGTCGTTCACCTCCAATGCTGCAGCTTGGTTGGCGACGGTAAAAGTGCCAGACAAAGCGGTGTCATCAGGAGCGTTATAGATCCCAATGAAATTGAAGCTGGCAACAGCAAACTGACCGGCGGTGAAGTTGAAGCTGACAGAACCGCGTGCGCCAGTGATCTTGTGACGGGTGCCGTCGTAGAAGCAGTAGATCGTTGCACTGCTAAAGCTGCTGCTTACACCGGCATAGGTAACGCTGGTGTCCGCCACAACAGTCTCAGACAGACCGCAGGACTTCAGCAACG